AGCTTGAAGGTTTAACCGTTATCTGAATGTATGTAGAATCCACATCCAAATCCGTTAGAATTCCTTTATACTCTAATTCCGAACCATACCAAACCTCAATTACAAATGGATTAAAGTATTCCCAATCGTCTTCATAGAACTTATGCCATGTCCCATCATCATACGGATTTGTGAGCTTTGCGTATAATATCTCGACTTCTTCTGTTAGTCCGTTTTCATCCGTTTGGGCTTCTGCTATTAAGTTGTTGTTTCTATCATATACTTTAACAACTCTGCCATATAATGGATTACCGTTTATATCTGTAACCTTGAATACTACTGTATAAACTCTTTGGATTTCTCCGCTTATATCTCCTTCAGCCAAATACCACCCGATTTTCCAGTTATGCGGTTTACAGTTTACATATTTAGCCACATTCGGAGAGCGCAACCTGTAAACATTCGCTAACCTATCTTTTGACGAACCTCTTAAATTTCTAAAAACTTGCCCAGCAGAGTTTACGACCCATGTCATTTGCGCAACAGTCGTCTTAATGTAAACATCCTGAACGTCGCAATTAACCACGTCTTCCATATAACCCCATTTGCCCGTTATTATGTTCTTGTGAAACTCAGTATATCTTAAGTCTCTCACTACATTGTGGAATAAACAACCTTTAACTTCCTTTGCATATCCTCTAAAGTCAAATCTATGTGAATCATCTCTTAGTATAAAGCTACACGCATAAAACTTAACATCGCTATCTTTCTCAACATTGAAGTATGCGATATATGAGCTTTGATATAGCACAAATGTACATCCTTTTTGATAATTTTCTTCTCCATCTGTAATTACTTTCTCACCAAAAGTAGCGTTACAGTTTGCTTTAAAGTTTATAATGCGTTCACCATTATAGCTTGCTTGAGTTTCAACTACTAAAACCGTTCCCTTCTCTTCGAATAGCGTTTCAGTGCTACCATCGCCGAATTGAAGCTTAGCAGTAGTTTTGTAAACACATTCGCTAAGTTTCGTGAATTTTCCCCATCCATTATTTACGTCGGCTTGATAAATATCCTCAAAAGTGTAAGGGCTTCCGTTTTTTGACCCTACTACTGTAATTGTATTGGTTGTAGAATCGTAAGTTATCGGCATATTTACAATGGATATTCTTCTGGAATTTCTTCACATTGGCTTAGGTCTATCTCTACGTTAATGTCTGAAACGTCAATCGTATCTTTCTCGTATTCTTTTAGACGTTCAGGAATTTCTAATCCTTGTAGCTTTAACGTTGCTACGTATAGTATCTTAAACTTTTCTGGAACTTTGTCCCAATCCATCCTATACCACTTGTCATTGCAAGGAAACACTATCTCTAAGTTTTCTCCGCTTTGGTTCACGTTTATCAAATTGAATGGTATTTTTACTATCATATTACTTATAAAACTCTGATATCTTAATTAAATTGCCGTTTTCATCATATATCAAATCTCTCTTTAATTGAATAGTTTGATTAGCTTCTTCATCAAATACATAAAAAACGATTTGCTTTAAAGTAGAATCTTCATAAATAAACTCTACGTCTAATATTTTCACTATAACTTCTTTATATTCGTTTGTAGAAGTATCTTTATAATATATTACATTTCTATTCTTATATAATGTAAATATTGGGTCTCTTAATATCACTTCATGCTTGTCTACGTAAGCTACTAACTTATTCCAATCCTTCGCATATAATACCTCTCCCTCTCTTTTTCTTAACTCGTTGTATACCTCTCCCATTGTTATATATTATATTATTATGATATAGTTATTATCTCCATACCAATCTATGATTACTTTTTTCGTCATTACGTAACTATTATAGGGTTTTTCAGAATATACGTCAACGATTACGTTTAATATTCTACATAATTCATCGTAAAACGTATTTTTTGTTATGTTATTATGTATTTCAATACATAAATTTGGCTTGTCTCTCTTTAAAACTTCGTATGCACCTAATAAAACGTTATACTCGTGTCCTTCCGTATCTATTTTAATAAAATCTACTTTTATGTTATTGAATAAGTTATCAATCGTTTCAGTCTCTACGTCGTAAGTATCTTTTGTTTTAACTTCTTTATGCTTGTCATCAACTATTGAAGAATGAACTAACGTCTCTTTATCGTAAAACCTCGTTTTTCCTTTTATACTTGATAAAGCTATGTTATAACAAAAGACTTTCTTATTTAACAATCCCAATTCTTCCATATTTTTAATTAAAATGTTGTATAACTTTTTGTTAGGTTCAAATGCATAAACTTTTTCTGAAATTTGTGATAAAAAATAAGACCATTGCCCATCTGATGCTCCAATGTCTATTGCCACATTATACTTCTTATCCTTGAAATATTCCTTTATTTTCTTTTCGTGGACATTCCATTTAAGTATCTCAATCACCATTTTACCTTATCTAATATATCCTTTTCCGATAACTTTCCTTTAAACTCTATTAGTATAAAGTTATCATACTGTAAACAATTATCAATTACTTCAATATATTCCGCATATACTTTTTTTAACATGTCTTTAAATGTTTCCTTTGTTAATTCATTATATGGAAAGTAATCAAATATCTTTCTAAAAAATACTGAAATCATAAAGGCATTAGTTATCTGCTTCCCCATTGCATACTTGTCAGTTTTATCCCACCAACCCATGTAAGAATTATATACTTCTTCAACAGGTCTTTTCAACGCTATAACTTTACAATGCTTAAATCTTTCACATATTTCCTTTAAATGTATCCATATGTAAACATCTTTTATTAACCAATTTCCATCCAATCTATCTATTTCTCTTAATATTCTTAGATAACTCCCTCCTACTTCAATATCTGGATACAAGTTCCAAACCCATTCGTGCATCCATGTTTTTGCATTTTCATAAATTCGTTCAAGTAATTCTTTTGGTAGCTTATAATAATCGTGGTTAATTTCACCTATTACGTCGTGAGTTAAGCAATTTCCTCTTAACGCAAACTCTGGATAATCTTTATTGAAAGGTTCATACAATCCATATAAGTTATAATGTTCTTTTAATACTTTATATGTGAATGCTGTTCCCGTTCTCGGAAAAGAAATTATCATGAACTTAATCATGTTAAAAAAATAATTACACTATTTTTAAATTCTCCGTCTTTTTAATAATCTTCTTAATAAACTTTTCTTTTCATACAATTTCATTATCACATATATTATAAAAAATAATATTAGGTTAGCAAGCAAATCTACTACGTTCATTTCTTTGTTCTTCTTCAACTTTTTCTATAAAACTCTTCACGACGTTCTGGTAAGTATCGAGTATCACTGTAATCGTGTTCAAAGTTGCAAACGCCGATGCATACAGTAATGTTATAGCGTCCATTTCTTGCCCTTTTTCCTTTAGCTTTTCATTATAAGCTTCTGCTATTTCTTCAAGTAAGCTTACATACTCATCTACTATCTTTTTTAATCTCTTTTTTGATATCTCCTCTGCTTCTTTGAACCTTCTGTACACTATCATCCTCATTTCAATATGAATTCAATTTCTATTCCATCCTTGAACTTAACCCAGATTGTATCGTTCTTTCTTACTTCATATGATATACCATCATCCTTTGATTTTGCGTATAATTTGTTATTATGAACGAATAAATCATCTAATTCATCAAGGTTATACTGATCGTCTATCAAAGTTATCGATTCTATGTCTTCTTTATTTTTCTTTATATACTCTATAAATTTCCTTATCTTTTCAACTTTTTTTCTATTGAAAAAGTTTGTTATCACGTTTCCCATATTATCACTACAGTTCTATTTCCTTTTTTCTTCGTTTTTATTTCTTCTTTTATTTCTAATTCTTTTACTGCTGAATATACAGCTCCTATCGTTGAATTCGCTTCTTTCACTATTTCCTTTACCAACTCTGATAATTCTATTTCCTTTATTCCTTTTGCTTTTAACTCATTTATTTTTTTCAAGATGTGTTCTTTCAATGTCACGTTAATGTTATTTATTATCATCATCATATTTAAATTTTTCTTCATCAACTCGAAAATTAAACAAATTGTTAAACGAATTTTTTGATAAATTGTTTGATAAATTATTGAATAAATGGTCCATTAGAGTATTTACTTTACAAAAATACTATATTTTATTTAACGACAATTACTTTTAATAAGTTACTTGATACGTTACTTATTAAAATGTCTTACAACAAAGTTTCAAAGCTTTTTAAAAGCGTTTCGTGTTTGTTTAAACTGATTGAACTTTTTGAGAGAATTGATAATTTCCAAAAGGATCTAATTATTATAAAAGAGAGGATTAAATACATTAACGACGAAGTTACAGAAATTAAAAAAGACGTTAAAGAGTTAAGAAAGTTTATTTTCGAAATCTTAATTAAAAACAAGAAGTAATCCATTATTTTATTATCTTAACGATTCTTTCAAACGTTGGTTTGTTCTTTAACATTACTCTAAAGACTTTATTACAATAAGGACATCTTTTCGTCCAATTGTATTTGTTATTCGATTTTGGTTGATATTTCATTGTTTTATTACAATGTGGGCATTGAACTATTAATATCATATTAACGATTTATAATAAATAATATTTATTAAGTTGCGACGTTCCTAAGACGAAAGCTTTCTTAAATTCATAAGGTCTTTCATACCTATTGTATATTATTATCTTATCTATTTCGTTTAAAATATCAGGGTTTAAGTTATACTTTGAAAACTCTTGCTTGATAATTGATACGTATCTTTCCCTATCAACTTTCCATTTATACTTTAATTGCGTTTTGAATAGTTTTTGAGCGTATAACAAGTAAGTTTGTAATTCTATTGGTGTTAAGTTATACTTTTGTAAAACTCTTTTAACAGTTTGTAATATCCTTTGTTCAAACAAAAAATTAACTGTCCAGTTGTTTTTATATTTCTCAAAGTCTATTTTATCAATCGTGTAATTGTTAACGTAATTGTTAGTTCCTTCAATGTCCCAGTTGCACTTTACTTTATAAAATTGCATTTTACTCATTGTTTAATTATGTTACCCTTGATTTATAAACATTGAACCCTATGTGACCACTTGCCCTGTAATCCGACATGACCCTTGACTTAAATACTTTGAACCCTGCGTGTTACACTTACTTTATTCATAATCATTATTATCTTTAACTTCTTCGCCATCTCGAATAGGTCTTTATACTTATTGACGTCTATATCGTGTTTTTTAATGAAATCAAGTATGTTTTGATAAATTAACTCAAAAGTTTTGTTTGTAAACTTTCTATGCTTGTAAACTATTTTTTTACAAAACGAAAACGTTAGCATTGCGTCCCACGACGTCCATTCACACCTTTCTATCTTTCTATTTGCATAATCTATAAAGTGTTTTTCAACTTCTAACTGATAAGCTAATTCATAATATACTTTATCATATGTTAACTCCTTTACTTTTGAAAATATGAGTTCCTGTTGTTGCTTGTTAAACTTGTTATAAGCTCTTTTTAAAGAATATTTAAGCATTAAAAACCTCTACTTTGTCTATATTCTCTTAATACATCAAATTGAGTCGAATATGTAACTATTACATGTTTTGCTATATCCTTATACCTTCTAACAAAATAATCTAATATCCTAAACAATTTCATTTTAACCCTATTTAAATAGTATCTTTTTCTTTCGTTTATTCTTTGCATTTTTCTTGTTAAATACTTTCTCATCCAATCTTCATAATTATCAACATACCTTTTTCTATACTCCAAGTATCTAACTTTATATCTCAATTTATAATATGCTCTGTATACTTTGTTTTCCTTTGCTTTGTTAACTAAATCATTTAATGTGCTTATCAACTCAGAAGCTTTTGTTTTGTCATGTTCTTTATTAATTAATTTTTCATAATATTCAAGAGTATCCTCATATGCGTCTATTATTTTTAAATGTATATCATATGTTTTGTGTTGTTTTAACATATTCTTAAACGACTCAACATCGTTTTTATAGTCATTTATTATCGATTCAATTTCGTTTAAAACCTCTTTTGCTTTATCATAATTTTTTGATTTAATTAAGTTTTTAACAAGCTCAAACTTATTTCTTATTAAGTAATTTCTATCTCTTAATCTTCTTTCAACTGAATCAAGATCAACACCTCTTGCTTTTTGATACATATGTATGTAGAAAGGTAAATTATCTATACAAAACCATACAGCCATTACAATTATTGAAATTAGTGCTGGGTTTATATCTATTCTATTTTCATCAATTATATATTGAAAATCTTTGTATCTTGATTTTAATCTGCTTAAAATTTCGTCATATTTTCTTATTATCTTATATCTTATTGAATCATATTTTCCTAAATAATACATTAATCTCTGTTCTGCTTCTTTTCCGGATATCATTATAATAAAAAATAAAGTTAGTTAGATGCTATTAATAGACGCAAGTTATTCCAAATAACGCCAAAATCTCGTCAATTATGGCTGGGTCTAAACCTCTTGAAATCCACTTGCTTCTTACTATGCAAGCCTCGTTAGTTAACGTTTGCCCTGCAAATTTCCTTGATAACCTGTAAACTTCTCTTGCAACATTGATATAGAAAGGTCTTTGGTTTGGAGGAACTCCGTGCGAGTCTAAAATAGCACCTACTTGAGTTTCTATTGTTGCTAAGTTGCTAAATTGTGTATCAACTTGCTCTACCATTATATCCTTTAACGCTGTAAATCTACTTTGAATTACTGTTGGGTCGACTTTTGCTTCATACTTTTTCTTCCTATATACGTCAGACCTTACCATCTCAATATATAATGTATTTTTACTACTATATAAAGTTTATCTTGTTGTTTCACTTTTGAGTTATCAAGAACCCATTGTGTTCAAAATTTATAAATGAAAGGTCATGTTGGTATATTATGTCAAAGGTAACCTTGTGTCCCAGATGTAATAATAATATGAAGAGTATTTATATTAAGAGAGGAGGAAAGTACGTTATCATAGGAAAAATTTGTTTAAATTGCAAGTTATACTTCTTTTATGATATTGATACCAAAGGAAAACGTGATAAGACTTGAGGAAAACAAGTGTATTAGAAAGTTAGAGGACTTGTTAGACGCTGAAATAAAGACTTTAGAAAAGTTCATTAACAAAGCTTCTGAAGTTAAAAGAAGATTGTATAAGTTAGATTTAGACGAAGACGTTAAAAAAAATGTGTTATCTGCTTACGATGAGATAGTAAGTAAGTATGTTTACGAGAATGTAATTAAAAACATCGTTTATTACACTTTATTAATATGTTACGCCAAAGTTCTAAAAGAAAAACGAAAGTTATTTTGTTATGAGGATTCAAAAGGTGCAATATACGTTCATTACCTCCCTCACATAAAAGAGTTGCAAAAATAAACTATTCCTATCATTGTTAAGATTTAAGTAGATAAATGTAACAAGAATTTTGGATAATTGTTTTCCGCGAGAAACTTATCGTAATACTTTTTAGTTGCTTTTCTCTTTTTTTCTGTTAAATCTTGATTCTTATAAGCTTTTAACATAGTTTTTGCTAATTCAGAAGCTTCGTATTCGTAGTATTCGCACATAAATCCATGTTCGTTTGGTTTTTGTATTATCGATTCATAATCAAAGAAATACGCAACGTCTTCTCTTATTAACTCTTTAAACAATTGATGTTTAACGCATATTACACAGTTATTAAAATATAAAGATTCTGCAATTGGCATGCAAAAACCTTCTGACTTTGAAGAAACAACATAAACTTTACTTACATTGTATAAACTCAATATTTCCTTATAGGATAAGCTTCCTCCTAAATCAAGTTGTATTATCCTTTTCTTTTCTATTAACTTTTTTATGAATTTGTGTTGCTTTAAGTTGTAATCTGTTATTAAAACGTGCACGGTATCTTCTATCTTGTTTTTTAAACAATGTTTATAAAACATAGTTAAAGCTTTTACGTATTTATCCCATCCTTTTCTTGTATTTTTGTTTGCATTTGTCATATAAACGAACTTATCAGTTAAATCAACGTTATAGTTTTCTTTAAAGAATTCATACGCCCAATCTTTTAGTTTTTTGGCATCATTTATATAACTTTTTGGTATGGAGTGATAAATTACGTCTGTTATTTTTACGTCGTGTTTTCTTATTATGTTGTAAGTGTAATAAGAATTTGCTATTATTTTAGCATACTTTGAAATATTTTGTAGATTTAACTTCAAAAGTAAGTTTTTGTATAAAGTGTCTCCTTCGACTGTGTAATATATGATATTTCTTTTTTTAGTTGACATTGAAATAACGTGAGTTAAGTTCGAAACGTAAAAAGAACCAAGAGGAACTATGAATATTCTTTTATCAAATAGTTGCATCTTTCTTATAAAGTTAGAAGATAAAGAATTTTCAAATATGTCAATGTATGCGTGAATTTGATTTTGTTTTAATATCTCAGAAATCGTTTCTGCTACGTTTTTAAAAGATATAGCGTCTACGTAAAAAATAGCAACCGTTGACGATTTCAAATCGTCCAAATAATCTGATATCGATTGTGAAAGAGTGGTGTCGTCTCGCCACTTCATTTTTCATCAAACTTTTAAAAAAATTATCGAACAAATTTTTCAATCTTTTTTAATCATCTAACAGTTGTGATTTTATTATTAGTTTTATTATACAATACTTCAGGATATATATTAGCAAAAAATCAATAGTATTGTATTATAGTAGTAATAATTAATTAAAGTAATTATCAAATAGTTAATTAATTAAATTAAAAAATAAAATCACTACTGAGTTAAAAAAAATCTGTCGATTTTCGGATAACACACCGCAAAGGTTTAATATGCTAAAGCTAATAATAAAATAACCATGAACGTGAAGCAACTTGTATTACTACTGCTACAAGATTATAAGGACATGGGGGTTACCAAAATAGAGGAAAGGGTATTGGTAGAGGAAGTTATAAAGAGAACAGGATGTCACAGGCAGACTGTGTATAACGTAATACATTGGTTAAAAGTTAGAGGTGTAATAAGGGTTGAAGGCTCGGGTAGGAACAAGTTTATCTTACTTTAATTTATTTTTTTAAAATCGTATATGAAGTATCGTTATAGGGATATAACATATAGACTTAAAAGGTACAAACTGTACTGGAAACAAAGACTTTATTATATTTTAGTTGATTTGATAAAAGAACGCGCGTCTGAAAGGTTATTAGATGAATTAACTAAGCAAATGTTTTTTGAGTGGATTGTTATTCCTAAACTAAAATCTTTAGGATTTACAGACGAAGAGTTAAGGAGAATGTTTCCTTCATATCTCGGATATGCAAAGAAGTTGTGGAACAAAAAATACAAGTATGTTTTTTCTTCTTTAGACGTTGAACACGATAACGTTTATTACGAAATGATTCAAAGAGGATTCGATAAAGAAAAGAGTAAAACAGCGTTAAATATTGGTAGAAAACATCCTGTCGTTGCAAAAGCTTATATTAAAGTTTCGTCAACTCCTTTAATTTATCCACCCCTTCTAAAAGCACTTCCCGTTTCTACTAAATTTAGTTACGAAATAGTTCCACCAATATTAGTATCAAAAGAGTTAAAAACTAAATTTAGTTACAAATTAACTCCACCTTTAACTGTTGAAAAAGAAATTAACGTATCTTTTAATTACTCTCTAGTCCCACCTTTGGAAGTTGAAAAAGAAATTAACGTGTCTTTTAACTATTCGCTTGTTCCACCAATCAAAATATCGAAAGAAGTTAACGTATCTTTTAATTACGAACTAGTTCCACCCTTAAAAGTTATAAAAGAAATTGAAATTATATTTAACTATGAAATTACAAGCTAAGGTAATACTGAAAATAATAAAAAAAGACGGTAGGGAAGTAGTTATCGAAAAAGAGTGCAATAGTTTTCACGAAAACTTTTTCAGAATGTTAAAGTCTGTGTATACGAATGACTTAGTTATAACGAATAGGGATGGTTCAACAACAACTTTAAATCACTTCGAAAAAGTAAGCATTATAAACACAGACGGAACGAAATACACGAAATGGAGGATTGCAATAGGACAAGGAATTTCAGATAACGATTTAACGACAATTATCGACGAAAAAGACGCTACAGTTGAATTAGACGAAGCTAACAGAGTTGCAACTGATTACGCAAAGTTTGGTCCTTACTCAGAATCAAAAACGATTGACGCCGTAGCACTTTATGTAAAAACTAACTTTAGTTCTGGTGCGGGAAAGTTTGCTTGGTCTTTTAACGCACCTTTGCTTTTGGAAAATGTCGGGACAACGACGATAGAGGCTGGAGACGTTTTAGTAGTTGGAATACAAACTAAGTTAGTCGCAGGGACAAACGTAACGATTCACGATTCTTTTGTCTATGTTTCTTTATCGTTTTTAGCGTATTACATGATTGAATACGAATATTCACCTGTGGGCGATGACCAACTTCAAATAGCTTCAAAATATAAAGATTTAGCTTTGAGTGGTAACGCAGACTACTGGGCTTATTACGATAGTTATTACGACGAAAAACTCGATTTCTTGAATCATTCAGCAGAAATGAAAATTTATCATTCTGATGGGACTTCTGTAACTGAATCTGCAACTGCAACGATTGATTTAACTAATAGAAAAGTTATAATCTACGCTTCTCACTTTTATTCAGAATCAAAGACAGTGACGAAAGTAGAACTTTACATTCGTTTAAAAGGATGGTATTATAGCGATGGATGGGTGCAAGGCGCGTTGTATCACAAACTTTTAACTGCAGATAACTTGAACGTAACAGTGGACGTTAACTACACGTTTAAACCAAAGTTTGAAATATCTATACCTTAACGAAAATATTTATGACGTGTAAACATTGGAACTTTCAAGGATACTTTAAGTATAAGCAAAGTTGGACTGACGAAAGGTTAAAAGAGAAAATTGAACCAATTGTAGATAGAATTATAAATAAGTGGAAATCTTGGCAAATAAGGTTGGACTTTTGCTTAAACAACGTTAAAAGAGTTTTAGATAGATTTGACATAACATCCGTTCAAAGAAAATATTATTTACTTTATGCTATTTTATTATGGTCTGTAATGTTTTTGTATGAATGGTTGGTCGATAGGAAAAGAGAACATTCTATTTTGAGATATAAGTTCGAAAGTTACGGCTTAGATCCGAACATTCTAAACGAAATAGATAGAGTTGTTATATGGAACAAAGTTATTCAGCCTGTTAACAGGTTTTGGGAATAATTATCCTTATATAAACTTAAATGCCGTCATCTTTGCGTCGTGTTTCTTAATCTCGTTGTATATATCGCTTAAAGTAAAGCTTGAAGGTTTAACCGTTATCTGAATGTATGTAGAATCCACATCCAAATCCGTTAGAATTCCTT